GTATTTAGGTGTGCGGGATCAGCTAAACAACAGGTCAAAGTGTTGCTTAGTCGATTTTACTCACCTAATAGGGACGTATATAATAGAATTCCAACAATGTACTCATCAGTCAATACTTTGTCTCAGATATTAGAATTTTCTCAGGGAGGTCAGGAACATGTTTGTTCATTTCCATATCTTTCACCATTAGAGATCACACCTTGTACAACAGATTATTCTACAGGAGCTTCTATGAATGGAGAATATTATGTATATTTAGCTCAACCACTAGTCATTGGGGATAATTCTCCGGATGTTATTGAGATAAATGTATTTATACGATCCAAGTCATTGAACTTCTATGGATATTCTTTGAATAGTCCATTGTATGCGATCACTCGTAAGGAAGAACATGACGATGATAATGATGTGCAATATGGAGACGATCTGTCAGATAAGAAAGAGAAGGAAATTTCGAAACCTCGTTTGCGTCGTAGGAGTTCGGTTGCATCAATTACAGAGCCAGTAATCATGTCGACTAAGACTCGTACTACCCAGATGAGAAGTGAGAGTGGACCCCCGAATTTTTCTATTTTAGGGAAAATGCAACCTCAGGATGGAGCAACAGTTTCAGAGAAACCTGGTATTGTTTCTTCCCGGGTACATCAGATACATCATGGAAGAGATATTATCAGGCGTATGTACAAAGTAGGCAACTTGAAATTACAATTTACTTTTTCTAATAGATATTCTATTCCTCTAGCTTCTTTGATAGGTTCGGATTCTCCTCCTCTTTTTATGTCCGATATCAATATTAATCCTCTTAGTTTATACTTGAGCATGTTTTATGGTCGTCAGATAGGTTTTAAGATCAGAGTCAAATTAAATTATAAAGCTCAAGGAGCTGCGACGGGATTAACTCTTTCATATTTACCTCCTCAGCCAATTCTCAGATTTTCGGGGTCAGACGCAGCATATTTTATGTGTTTCCCGAACCCGAAAGTTGCTCAGATAACATCGTTTCCTGTACCAGTAACGGATAATTTTTCGTATACTGTTATAGGAGACACAGTCACTGCTTTTGCAGAATGTGTTATTCCGAATGTAACTTTAGTCAAGTTTGTAAATGTGAATATGAGCGGAGTCCCTTTCCAACCAGCTGACAATTTATTTATTCAAGATCATGGCAGATTAATCATTGAGGGAGATAAGAACACTCTCAGTGTAATGGACGGAGAGATTTATGTAGGTCTCACTGATGAGTCAAGAGTAGGTTTTCATACCATAGCACCTGTAGTAGCCCAACAAATACCTAATGGAGATTCTTATTATTTTAATGGTCCTTATTATAGTAATAATGCAGGAGAACCAATTACTCTCATTCCTGCGTATTCAAATATCACGTATACACAAGGAACAGTCCCAAATTTTAATAGCACGTGATATGCTCAATTTGCAATTATTTTAATAATTTTCTCAATTGTATTTGTTTTTTAGTGTAG